TTACCTACTAGGCTAATATTACCGTATTGCGTTGTGTTACCATATATACGTGAACCAACTAGATTAAGGTTTTGAGATATCATATCTAGGTTACCTACTAAGCTAATATTACCGTATTGAGTTGTATTACCATATATATTAGACCCATATAGATTAAGGTTTTGAGATATCATATCAAGATTACCTACTAGGTTAATATTTCCATATTGAGTAGTATTACCATATATACGTGAACCTTGTAAGTGTAGGTTTTGAGATATCATATCTAGGTTACCTACTAAGTTGATATTACCATATTGCGTTGTGTTACCATATATATGTGAACCATATAAGTTTAGGTTTTGTGATAACATATCTAGATTACCTATCATTCTTGTATTACCATAACGTGTTATATTACCTACTACATCACTCATATATGTATTACCAAATTGAAAAATATTCCCATTTACATGTAAGTCTCCATATTGAGTAGTATTACCATATATTTTAGCATAATTTAAATTAAGATTTTGTGACATCATATCTAGGTTACCTATAATACTCATATTACCATATTGAGTAGTGCTGCCATAGATATTAGACCCATTGAGATTTAGTTTTTGTGATATCATATCGAGACTACCAACAAGAGTGATATTTCCATATTGCGTAGTATTACCATATATATTAGAACCATATAAGTTTAGGTTTTGAGATAGTATATCAAGGTTACCTACGAGGCTAATATTTCCATATTGCGTAGTATTACCATATATATTAGAACCATGTAGATTGAGTTTTTGTGATAGCATATCGAGACTACCAACAAGAGTGATATTTCCATATTGAGTTGTATTACCGTATATCCTTGAGCCCTGTAAGTTTAGGTTTTGAGATATCATATCTAGATTTCCAACTAAGCTAATATTGCCATATTGTGTTGTATTACCGTATATTTTTGAACCGTGTAGATTAAGATTTTCAGATATCATATCAAGGTTACCTACTAAGCTTATATTACCATATTGTGTTGTATTACCGTATACTCTTGAACCAGCTAAATTAAGGTTTTGAGATATCATATCTAAGTTACCTACTAAGTTAATATTACCGTATTGTGTTGTGTTTCCATATATCCTTGAGCCGTTTAGGTTTAAGTTTTGAGATATCATATCTAAGTTACCTACTAAGTTGATATTACCGTATTGTGTGGTGGTACCATATATACGTGAACCGTATAGGTTTAGGTTTTGGGATATCATATCTAGGTTACCTACGAGGCTAATATTGCCGTATTGCGTTGTATTACCATATATCCTTGAACCGTGTAGGTTTAGGTTTTGTGATAGCATATCTAGGTTACCTACTAGGTTAATATTACCGTATTGTGTTGTATTACCATATATCCTTGAGCCCTGTAGGTTCAGGTTTTGGGATATCATATCAAGGTTACCTACTAGGCTAATATTACCATATTGCATAGTATTACCATATATCCTTGAGCCGTGTAAGTTTAGGTTTTGGGATATCATATCTAGGTTACCTACTAGGTTAATATTTCCATATTGAGTTGTATTACCATATATATTAGAACCATGTAGGTTGAGATTTTGAGATATTATATCTAGATTACCTACTAGGTTAATATTGCCGTATTGCGTCGTATTACCGTATATCCTTGAACTGTGTAGATTAAGGTTTTGAGATATCATATCGAGGTTACCTACTAGGTTAATATTTCCATATTGTGTGGTATTACCATATATCCTTGAGCTATGTAAGTTCAGGTTTTGAGATATCATATCAAGATTACCTACTAGGTTGATATTACCGTATTGAGTCGTATTACCGTATATATTAGAACCATATAAGTTTAGGTTTTGAGATATCATATCTAGGTTACCTACTAGGTTAATATTACCATATTGAGTCGTATTACCGTATACTCTTGAACCAGCTAAATTAAGGTTTTGGGATATCATATCAAGATTACCTACTAGGCTGATATTACCGTATTGAGTTGTATTACCGTATACTCTTGAACCAGCTAAATTAAGGTTTTGGGATATCATATCTAGGTTACCTACTAGGCTGATATTACCATATTGAGTCGTATTACCGTATATCCTTGAGCTGTGTAGATTAAGGTTTTGAGATATCATATCAAGGTTACCTACTAGGCTAATATTACCGTATTGTGTTGTGTTTCCATATATCCTTGAGCCGTGTAAGTTTAAGTTTTGAGATATCATATCTAGATTACCTACTAAGTTGATATTACCATATTGTGTTGTATTACCATGTATATTAGACCCATATAAGTTTAAGTTTTGTGATATCATATCAAGATTACCTACTAGGCTGATATTACCATATTGAGTCGTATTACCATATATCATTGAGCCGTGTAGGTTAAGGTTTTGAGATATCATATCTAGGTTACCAACTAGATTGATATTACCATATTGCGTTGTATTACCATATATCTTAGAACCATATAAGTTAAGGTTTTGTGATATCATATCAAGATTACCTACTTGACTAATATTACCGTATTGCGTTGTATTACCATATATCCTTGAGCCGTGTAGGTTTAGGTTTTGGGATATCATGTCTAGATTACCTACTAGGTTAATATTACCATATTGTGTCGTATTACCGTATATCCTTGAGCTGTGTAGATTAAGGTTTTGGGATATCATATCGAGGTTACCTACTAGGCTAATATTACCGTATTGTGTTGTATTACCATAAATGCGTGAACCGTGTAGGTTTAGGTTTTGGGATATCATATCAAGATTACCTACTAGGTTGATATTACCGTATTGCGTTGTATTGCCATAAATGCGTGAACTGTGTAAGTTTAGGTTTTGAGATATCATATCAAGGTTACCAACTAGACTAATATTACCGTATTGAGTCGTATTACCGTATATCCTTGAACTGTGTAGGTTTAGGTTTTGAGATATCATATCAAGGTTACCTACTAAGTTAATATTACCGTATTGTGTTGTATTACCATAAATACGTGAACCGTGTAAGTTTAGATTTTGGGATATCATATCTAGGTTACCAATTAAATGAATATTACCAATTTGAGTTGAATTTCCAATAAAAGTTGTATTATTAATATTGATATTTTGATTGGAAAAAACTAAATTACCTAAAAATCGAACATTCCCTACAATATTAGAACCATTAATAAAAAGGTTTCTATCTAACATAGTAATATTTCCTAAAAAAGTAACATCATTAAAAAATAAATTGCCATTTGTAATAAGCGATACAACTTCAATAACAAAGTATAGATTATCACTTTTTTTAAATAATTTATAAGTTGCTGATGTATTAGATGGAATGGTAAATATACCTAAAATTTTACAATTAGCATTACTATTTAATACTATATCAAAATTACAATTATTAATAATACTAAATTGAACTACCTCATTAATTCTTATACTAGTTAAAAAAGGAGGAAAAAATATATTTCTATTTGGCAAAATAATATTACTATTAATACCATAGGGGATACCATATTCAGATAAACCCGGTTGTCCAGCTGTAGTCATAATTATTGTGCTGGCTAATATATCTGTTTCTGTAATTGTATAGTCGCTATTCATTACTTTAGCGATTAGTCCATTTACTCTTTGTCGGTTATTAGCATAAGCTATCGTTCCAGTTGTAGCAAATTCAGTCGCTTCTGTCCAAATTTTGTTACAATCAATATAAACATTATAAAGAGCATCTAAATTAACACTTTTTCCTTTAATTTCTCTTACAATTGCTACCGTATTATTTCCGGTAGAATCAGATGGATTTGTTGCCATATATATATTAATATAGAGACATTAACTAATTATAATAAGCGTATTTTAAGAGGGCATCCATACCATATGTTGATCTTATATTTACCCATTTTTTCAATTCAGGATGAAAAATAGTGTTTAATTTTTTACCACCTTCTTGATTCATTGTATTCGTTTCAGGGATTTCATCGGATATATTATCGTTTGATAAGTTTGTATTACTATTATTTTGTATCGTATCTGATAATATCTGTAATTTCGTTTGAAGTGTATTTTGTATATTTTCTAATTTTGATTTTGTTTCTTTGATAAATTGTTCTGAATTAAAATGTCGAATATTATGTGCTATTTTTTCAAGAGTAAATGCTGTAATATCTTTTAATCTATCCCCAAATGTTAAATAAATTCCTGCCATTTCGATATTACTTAATGAATTAATATATTGTTGTATTTTTACATTATCACCTGTTTCTAATATAGCAGCAAATGTAGTTATTTTAATTAGTAAATTCTGATTTAGATTAATAATATAATCATAATATTTATTACTATATGGTATAAATTTAAATTTATCTCTTAGCAAATTATTCAATTGAATTTGTATAGCAAAATATTGTTTAATTAAACCAATATTATTCATTATAAGTTTTTTGACTTCTGGATTTTCTAAAATTTGTTGTAAAATAATTCCTAACCTTAGTCTTATTTTTTGTATATTATTTCCTAAATCTTGTAAATGTTGAATGATTTCATGATAATTCGCAATAGGATTAGTTTGATTAAAACTATTCATATAATTTTAATAGAGATATAAAAATAAGAATCTTATATTAATAAGTAGAATGAGTACAATTTCAAACGAATTAATTTTAGGACTTCTTATAGGTTATTTTCTTCAAAATTATTTAATAATTTATATATTAGGATTATGTAGTGGTATTTTTTTAGTTGAGAAATATGGGCCGATTAGTAACATATGTAAATGGTCTTATAAAAGCACAAATGAAAATATTCGTGAAGTATTTTCAGCGTATATAAGACGAAAACCAGTAGTCATAGAAAATAATACTGTTGAAAACGAAAATGTAGAAAAAAAAACAGATTAAAGATAATAAGGTATAATATAATATATAATGAATATTGCTGAAGATTATATGATACTGCGTAAACAAGTTAGTAAAGAGAACTTTAGTGATAATGATTTAAAATTAATTTTCAAAGATAATAAATATGACTTAGTGAATACATTATTAGCAATAGAAGAGCGCACAACGGGTCTTGTAGAATATCGCAAATTAGAAAAACCTGTTGAAAAATCAGAAGCAGTAATTAAAATAGAGGAATTGCGTAAAATAGTGAATGAAAAAGATGAGATATATTCGAAACATATTTCTAAATAATTTTTAGATAGATAGTAATTAAATCTAAAATTTATTTATATTTGTTGTAAATATTGTTGAAGGATTTGTTGTCCTAATTTACTTTTAATATTAACTTTACGACCAGTTAAAGGATTTACGATTTGTTGATAAGCTTGTTTTTGATTACCACCAGTCATTATACCAGAAAGGTCTTCATAGGGACTGAATGGAGCAAGATTAGGTCCCATTTCGGTTCCACACGCATTAGGTTGAGTAGTATTTACAGCATTAATAGGTCCATAAGCGGATTGAAATTGTTTCGTTAACATTTCACTGCCGGCAGGATAATAAGCGGGAACCTTAGCATCCGGATTAAACCATTGAATAGGGAATCCAACTGATTGTATATTGTGATTACCATCTCCTCCTTGTTGTCCGCGTCTTGAACCTTGTTTTTTATTTTTTTTTGATACCATAGTTATTATATTAATTAAAAAGAAAATAAAAATTTTATGTCCTATTTAAAGAATTTAGACATTAATGTTTCTATCATACTTTTTTTATCCAATGATAATTCTGGATAAATATAATTTATGAATATATCTTTAATTTCTCCTAACGTATTATTTAAGTCAACATAGTTATGAATTTCGCTATCAATTGTTTTTTCAACTTCAACTTGAACCGGAGCATCGTTAATACCTTTTAATTCAATTATTTTAGTATTATTTATTTGATGATTCATGTTTTGATGAATTGATGTTTTATGTCTTTTACAATTGACTATTCCACATATTTTTCCTTTATTTATTCCAGTTTTAATAATTTCAAGACATGATATTTTAGATTCTTCGTTATTCATTATTTTATCTTTATATTTGTTATGATGATTACATAGACAATTATCATCAAACGTATATTCATTACACATTTCACCCTTATTTTTACCATGTTGAAAAGTATATTTACAATATTTTACATTTACATATTCCTTATGATTTACACAATATTCTTTTTGATATTCAACCTTAGCATTACAGAAATTTTTATTGTTTTTATATAAATATTTACAAGCACTTTGTCCTAAATGTTCTTTATTATGATGTGTCCAACAATATTTTTTTTCAAAACCATAAAAAGCTTCGGAGTTATTACAATATTTCCCTTTTTTACAGTATATACAATATTTATCACCTAGATGTTGACTAGTCCATTTATATTGAAAATGATTTCCGTGTCCATAACATAATAGTCCAGAATGTATACAACTATTATAATTAAATCCTTCTTTTTCAGGTAATGGATTTACTTTTTTTCTACAGTATGGACATTCTAAGATAAGTTTACCTCTTTTTTGATTTCCAATAAAAGCATCATAAATACAATCATAGTGATATTGATGTCCACACGATAGAATTATATGTAATATATCATCCTTTTCAATGATATCCTTACAACATCCACATGTCACACTTTCAACATAAGATTCTATAATATGCACTTTTTCTTCTTTATTAATATCCATAGATTATCAATATAAAATATTTTTGAACAAATATAAATCAATTTTTTTATATATTTATTTCTTCTAATAAAATTGATATGACGGATTCAATATTTCCTTGATATAAAGTCAAAAGTGAAATATTTCTATTATTATTAGTAAAACCCATACTATTTAATGTGCTTAATTCATTTACATAGTTATTATTAAAATTATTAATAATATGAATAAAATTATCTATATATGCTAATTGATTTTGTATTGAATCGATTTCAAGGTTTAAATTATTATTAAAGACAACAACATATATGTTCGTATTTTTTTTTATTTCGTAATCAATTAATTTTTTATCATCTTCTAAAATAATTCCATTATATATCAGTTCAATGCTATTTTCATCTTTTCCTGTTTTTTTTTTTATAAAATTAATTCCTGTTTGTTCTGAAACAATTAGTGTTTTTTGTTTCAAATCATGATAAATTAATTCTATATCAAACATTTACAATATATAATTATTCAAAAGATTTATTTAAATAATTATATATTATGCTGACACATCTACCGTAATATTCATACAACTATCAAGCGTATTTTGTTTATTAATCAATGGTTTACTTCGTTTTAGAGTTATTTCTCGTTCTCGTTTATTAGCTCCATCATAACCTTTGCTATTATTAATAGAAGCCTGAACATTTTTCTTATAGTAAATTATGTTATTTTCTTCTTGGATAGGTAATATAGACATAACAGGAGGCATAACAATATTATGTGTTATATATTCATTGTTAAAGCTAGCTCTATATTCAATAATATCTTGATGACCTCCAAATATCTTTAGACAAGTTCTATGTCCTGGTATTTTAACACGATAAAATGGGTCATTATATGCTATTTTATACATCATATTTAAAAGATTATAATTCTCATTAGAATTTTCTACACTTAGTATATCTGTAAAATTAAATGCTGCGGCACACTCTGGATAACAAAAATTGCCATAAACATGAAAAATACCGTTTTGATATTTAAAAGGCAAAGCTGATGGAGTATGGTCAAAAGGATGACAACAATTAAAACAATATATATTTGTTTTTTGTGGCCAAATTTTTTTCTTATTACATTCCATAAATTGAGACATTGTATAATCAGCTGGTTTTCGTATACTCATTGTTTTAGTCTTACTAATATCAAAATCATTTTTTCTTGTTTCTAACAAATTTTCATATTTTGTATTAATATCTTCATGACAATTTTCAACAGAACTAATCCAAGTATTATTTTCATAATTTGATTCAGATATAGTGCTAATATTAGATTCTTCTATTATATTTGTAATATTATCAACATTTATAGGTAAATGTACTATAATATTTTTTTTAGACTCCGCAAAATCATCTGTATTTTCAGATAATTTATTAACTATAATTATATTATCTAAGCCAGCTTGCTTTTTAGAATGCTTTATTTCTATTTGTTTATTATCTCCATTACTTACTTTTTCTTCAGTAACAATTTTAGGCTTTCTACCCCTCTTTTTTGGCACATGTTCATCCAATATTAGAACAGGTGTAACTTCTTGATGAGAGTCGGATACAATTATTATTCCATCATTTTCATTTATCATTGCTGATTTAGGTTTTCTACCACGTTTTTTCGGTTCATTTTGAATTTTAGACATCTAATTCTGTAATATTTAATTTATAGATAGTTATCTTTAAGTATGTTTAGTACTTTGTATTAGTCCTTTTATCCAAATTTGAATATTAGAATCATTCATTATAATACCAGGTCCTTCTATATCATTAAGTAAAAAATACTGAATTGCCAAAGGTTTACATGTTTGACATGAAAATAGTTTATAGGTTAAAAGCACCCAATTTACAAATGATTTTCTGGTTATTTCTCCATATATAACACGTTCATTTAAATATAAAATTAATTCATTAAAAAAATCATGATTAAAATTTGAATTATCATATAATAAATCTATTTCAGAACTTTGATAGATTCTATTTTTTTTCATCATATTAATATCATTATGTTGTGTATTAAACCAATCTATTATTTGTTTACGAGTACTTAAATTTCTAATTAATAATTTAGAAGTAATTGAATTCATATAGTGTGAAGCACAGTATGGACAAGGTATTATACTTCCTATTAAATTAAAATAATACATTAATATAGTTTGTTCATTTAAACTAATATTTATAGGTAAACTATATGTAATTTTATGTATTATATACCATAGTCTAGGACCCCAATAACTTCTACCCTTTTTTCTCTCAATTATATTATACATATATATATCAAAATTGAGAAAAAACCATAAATAAAAAAATTAAAAAATAATATAATGAAAATAATTGTTATTTTATTGTTATTTATTATTTCATGTGTAATCTTTGTCAATATTAGATATGTCCAAGAAAACTTAATTTCATTTACTGCCCCAGAATTAAGTTCTGATAAAGATAAAGAGAGTATGGCAGAACTAATGCGTTTAGGAACTCAGGGTAATGAAAATTCAAAATATGATACAGTTGATACAAGATTTTTACACTAATAGTATTATTCAAAGAATCTAACACCTAATCCAATACCTAATCCTAATACTAAATTATTAAAAATATACATATCAGTAACACCTAATATGGTTAATAATACCGTACCAAGTAAAGTAAACAAAATTAAATTTATAATTGTTGGTTGCTCACCTGCTTCCCTTGGTAAATATTTTCCTTTAATAAAAAAAACACATATTACAATTGTTAATAAAATAAAAGATTTTAAAATAGACTTAGCAAAATTAGCTAATTTATCTATACTTTCATTATCACGACTATTACACGTTGTGTCTGCCATATATTTATTATACAGATTTTAACTACATAATAATTTTGATATAAAAAATTGATAATATATAAAAGTATTATTTATTAAAAAATAATAATATGAGTAGTTGTGAACAATCTATATCTATAAATCCTTTAGAAATATTATTTAATAAAGATACTATCGTATCAAAAACTTCAGGAAAAGGTTTGTGTGGATTAGAAAATTTAGGAAACACGTGTTATATGAATTCTATTGTTCAATGCTTATCTCATACACAGTGGTTACGTGAATATATTTTCTTAGATACATTTAAGGAAGATTTAAATGATTCAAAAATTCAATTTATTGCTATTAATGAATTTAATAAACTATTACGAGGTTTATGGTATGAAAATGCTGTAGTGACACCTAAAAGTTTTTTCCATTATCTTCAGATATTATCTATCAAATGTGGGTCTGGCCAATTTGTTGGAAATAATCAACATGATAGTAGTGAACTGCTTGTATTTTTATTGGATTGTTTTAATGAATCATTATCTAAACCCATTTCCTATGAATTTGAAGAAAAAACTAACTTATCAGGAAATGAATTAATACAGTATCAGGCGAACAAAACATGGCATACAATATTTAAGTCCGGAATTAGTCCAATTGTAAATAAATTTTATAGTCAATTACATATAGAAATCAAATGTAGCAATTGTGGAGTAGTAAGCGTTGCGAATGACCCTATATGTATATTACATTTACCTATTCCTAATATTGATGAACGTGTTCCGACTATTTATGATTGTTTTGATTTATTAACGAAAAATGAAATATTAGATAATAATAATAAATATCAATGTGAAAAATGCGGTGATTTAAATAATGCTTCTAGAACAGAGAAGCTATTTAAAACATCTGAACATTTAATTATATGTTTTAAACGATTTTTAACAACGGGTGAAAAAAATACAAAACCAATTCATTTTCCTATAGATAATTTGGATATATCAAAATATTGTATTAATCAAGATAATACTAAATATCGTTTATATGCTGTTTCGAATCATGTAGGTGTTCATATGGGAGGTCACTATTTTAGTTATATTGAGGTAAATAACAATTGGTTTGAATTTAATGATATATGTGTAAATAGTATCAGTAGAGATAAAGTGTTAACGAATAGTGCGTATGTACTATTCTATAAAAAAATTTAAATTATAAATTCATTTCTATTTAAAAACTTCGTTATGAATAAATAATATATGAACAATATTATAGATAAAAAACAAGATTTGCTTTTAGATAGTATAAGTAATTTTTATTTATCTAAAAAAGAAAATATTAATAAATTAATTGATATTTTGAATGGAAAATATGCTAGTCTAAGAATTATTGATTGGTTTGCTACAAATTATTCTAAAAAACATAATATTGGTTATACTTTGACTAAAGATCAACCAAAATCAAATACAAATAAAGAAGAGTTATTTAAAGTTTATATTAATTATAAATCTCAATTGAAAAGTTATAGTAAAAAACAGTTTGACCCATTTAATAGAACACAACGTATTAAATTTTATTATGAATCAGATAAATATATTACGACTACTATATGTCAATTAAATTTTTTCCGTTGGGCAATTGAAAACAATGTAATAGATTACATTAAAGAACATTTGAGTGATATAGAAAAGGATATGAATGATAATGTAAATTATGTTTATAATAAGAAAAAAGATGGAGAAAAAAATGAGCGAAAAAAAAGGAAAGAGTTAAGTATAAGTGCGACAAAGTTTTTAAACAAAAACGAAATTACGATTTTGGTTAAATTTGATTAAATAATAATGATCAATACATATTATAAGATCATAATTATTTATTCCTTGTGGTTTATATTAATTATAAATTCATTTTCGTTAGGTTTATCAATTGATACATTTTCTGAACTATCATCATCTTCAGAAGAGGTACTTCCAGTATCTACTGTATAATCACTTAAAGAATTTTTTATTCCAATTAAAGGTTCATATATTTTATGTAGAAAATCAGCATAACTATCTGCCTCAACTTCTCCTTCACTATGTTTACCATTTATATCAACCTTATACATACCCTTTTTACCATCATATGCTATGTCTAATTCAGACTTATTAACTAATTTATTATTAACTATTGATATACTACGTGATGTTAAAAACATATTTGAATCAGATTTTTCTAAATTAATCGAAATACTCTTTTTATCACCACTATTATCTAAATCAGTTGAATATTCCGTTAATTTATCAGATTCCTTAAATCCAGACTCATCCTCCATACTTATTGGTTGTTCTTTAAATCCAGACTCATTCTCCATACTGATTATTGGTTGTTCTTTAAATCCAGACTCATTCTCCATACTTATTGGTTGTTCCTTAAATCCAGACTCATTCTCCATACTGATTATGGGTTGTTCTTTAAATCCAGACTCATTCTCCATACTGATTATGGGTTGTTCTTTAAATCC